TGATGGTACTTTAGTGGTATTAGACTCTACCCAAAATCCCCAATTTATGGTAAGATATAGTGATATGTGGCCTACTGATTTAACAACAATACAGTTTGATGCAACACCAGGTGATATTGATTATCTTACTGCAGAAGTAACATTCAAGTATACCATATATGAAATATTGAATAATCAAGGAACACCAATGTGAATTTAGAAACTTTGCAAAGTATGTGGGAGAAAGACTCACAGATTGATTCAGACAATTTACACACAGAATCATTAAAGGTACCAGCACTACATGCTAAGTATCATGAGATGTTTAATAACTTTCTATTGCTTAGAAAGAAAGCAGAACAGCAAAGAAAGAATATAAGACATGAAAGATATGAATACTATTCTGGGAAAGCAGCACCAGAGGTATACATAGAGAATCCTTTCGGAAAGAAGATAAGAGACAAGGATACTATGACTAAGTATCTTGATGCAGATGATAAATTAAAATCTATTAATCTTAAAATTGACTACTATGAAACTCTCCTAAATTATATTGAGAGCATACTTAAACAGATAAACAACCGGACTTATCAGATTAAGAATGCAATCGAGTGGCAGAAATTCATTGCTGGTTATGGTTGATCTTGAGATTGAAAAGAAGAACGAAGTATTTTTGCGTATTCAGGCAGAACCTCATGTCTATCAGGAACTGTCAGATCATTTTACTTTTGAGGTACCTGGTGCTAAGTTCATGCCACAGTACCGTAATAAGTATTGGGATGGTAAGATAAGATTATTTTCTACTCACACTGGTGAGATTTATGTTGGTCTGTTAGATAAGATACTTTCCTTTTGTAAGAATTATAATTACGAATATAAATTTTTAGATAACAAATACTTTGGTACTCCATTTCAAGTAGATGAAATGATATCGATGGAGGGTGTTAAAGATTATATGACATCTATATCTCGCCATACTCCACGTGAATACCAGATAGAGGGAGTGTACGACGCTTTAAGACATCAAAGAAGATTATTGATATCACCAACTGCTTCTGGTAAATCCTTGATGATTTACTCTCTAGTGAGGTACTATAAAGATAGAGGAAAAAAAAGTCTTGTAATTGTCCCAACGACATCTCTCGTAGAGCAGATGTATAAAGATTTTGAAGACTACGGTTGGGATGCTGAGACATACTGTCACAAAATATACGCAGGCCGAGAGAAGGAGACAACATGTCCAGTCACCATTACAACGTGGCAATCTATCTATAAGTTACCAAGAACGTATTTTGAAGACTTCAGTGTTGTAGTGGGAGATGAAGCACATCAATTCAAATCTAAATCACTAGTTCAGATTATGACTAAGTTGCATACTGCAAAGTATCGCTTTGGTTTTACTGGTACATTAGATGGAACCCAAACACATAAGTGGGTATTAGAAGGATTGTTTGGTCCAGCATATAAGGTGACAAGGACTAAAGAGTTGATGGAAAAAGGACAATTAGCAAAACTCGACATTACATGTCTCGTTTTAAGGCATCCGCCTACTAAATTTGAAACCTATGAAGATGAGATACAATACCTTATTCAACATGAACAAAGAAATAACTTCTTAAAGAACTTAGCATTGGATCAAAAGGGAAACACCCTACTACTTTATAGTAGAGTTGAGTCTCATGGTGAAGTACTATACAATTTAATAAATAATAGTAAGTCAGCGAATCGTAAAGTATTCTTCATACACGGTGGAGTGTCTGCTGATGACCGTGAAAAAGTTAGATCTATTACTGAGGACGAATCAAATGCGATTATCATTGCTTCCTATGGTACTTTTAGTACTGGGATTAACATTAAGCGGCTGCACAACGTCATCTTCGGAAGCCCCTCAAAGTCCAGAGTCAGAAATCTTCAGTCAATTGGAAGAGTCCTTCGCAAAGGGAAAAATAAAGTAAAGGCAATGCTGTATGATATTGCGGATGACTGTACTCATCAGTCCCGCAAGAATTATACTTTAAATCATCTAATTGAAAGGATCAAAACTTACAACGAAGAACAATTCAATTATGAGATAATCTCAATCAAACTTAAAAAATAATGGCTCACCCTAACGGATATACTAAAGAAATGATCAAGGAGATATTAGGTTCTTCTTGGCCTGAGATGACAGGTGAGTCTGGTAATGTAACCAGAAGAAGGATAGGTAATGAGATTAGAGCAGGGATAAGAAAGAAGAAATCATTTCCAACAGCAGAGTCAAGAGCAAAGTTACCTAACTTTGATGAGAATGGTAAATACATTTATCCTCCAGACTCAGGATTTAATTATATGCAATACTTGAAAGATAATCCTGATTCAACAGAAGCAGGCACATATGGTAGTAAGGTATCGTAATGGAAGATGATTTCTATGCATCATTAAAATTAATATCAGGTGAAGAAATCTTCGCTCGTATAGCTGCTTGTGATGAAGAAAATAGAACTTTGTTGTTATTGCATCATCCTGTTTTAGTGCAACACATTAAAGTACCTGGTGGCAATCTTACTGCTGGTTATAAAGTAGAACCTTGGATGAAGACTAATGACGAAGATATGATGGTAATAGATATGAAGAATGTTATGACTATGGTAGAATGTAAAGAGTCAGAAATGATAATGATTCACCAAAGATATGTTGAGGACTCTTCTCAAGAAGGAAATCTATCTCGTATAGATAGAAAGATGGGCTACATATCTAGTGTCTCTGATGCTAAAAAGATGTTAGAACACCTCTATAAGAAAGATATTAGTAGCTAAAGCTATTCCTGAAACTTCCACAAAGTTATTCTATATAGATTTTGACAAGTTGTCAAGCCCATGTTATAATATGGTGAAGTGAGAGATACTTATGACTTATACAACTATGCCTAGACGCAGGGCCAGGTCGGAGCATTATGTTAACAATAAGGAGTTTCTTGCTGCTATTGTTGCATATAAGCAATCTATTAAAGATGCTGAAACATTAGGAAAAGATAAGCCAAGGATTACAAATTACTTAGGAGAATGTTTTTTGAAGATTGCGACACACTTGTCGTACAAACCCAATTTTGTCAATTACATGTTCAAAGACGACATGGTATGCGATGGAATTGAAAACTGTGTGCAGTATATCAATAACTTTGACCCTGCTAAATCTTCTAATCCTTTTGCTTATTTTACCCAAATCATACACTATGCTTTTCTTAGACGCATTCAAAGGGAAAAGCGACAGTTGGAAGTAAAGAATAAAATTTTAGAACGTTCTGGATTTGAACAAGTGATGGTTGATGACAATACACTTGACGGTGGGAACTATTCAGATTATAATAGTATTAAGGATAATATCCATGCTAAATTACGTAGCGGTAATCAATGAAAGTTGCGATCATAACAGATCAGCATTTTGGTGCTCGTAAAAATTCAAAATTGTTTCATGACTTCTTTCAGAAGTTCTATGATAAAATCTTTTTCCCATTTCTTGAAGACAATAATATCGATACCGTTATTGATATGGGGGATACTTTCGATAATCGTACAGGGATTAATTTCAGTGCTCTCTCTTGGGCCAAAGCAAACTATTTTGACATTTTACGAGATAGGAAAATTAATCTTACGACTGTTGTTGGTAATCATACCGCCTACTACAAAAATACTAATGCAACAAATGCTTGCGAATTATTATTACGAGAGTACGATAATATCCGTGTTATCTCTGAATATGAGGAGTTGAATATTGGTGGGTTAGATATAGCATTTGTACCGTGGGTTAATAAAGAGAACGAAGATACTACATATAAGAAACTTAAGAAATCTAAATGTCGTGTTGTAATGGGGCATTTAGAACTTAATGGTTTCTTAGCTAATGCTCATCACGTCATGGAACATGGACAAGATAAAGGAATTTATAAAAGGTTTGAAAAGGTATACTCCGGTCATTATCACCACAGGAATTCTCAAGATAATATTCATTACCTGGGTAATCCATACGAAATTTATTGGAACGACTGTGGTGACATAAGAGGGTTTCATATATTTGATACTGAGACTTTAGAACATATTCCAGTTAATAATCCTTTTGGTATTTTTGAAAAGTTATATTTTAATGATACTAACTATCAAACATTTGATGCACGTCCATATGAGAATAAGATAGTTAAAGTAATTGTACAAGATAAAGGTAAAGGAGTTAAACTTGATAAGTTTATTGATAAGTTATATCAAGCAGGAGTTGCAGAGTTAAAAACTATTGAATCTTTTGATTATGGTACTGGGTTTGTAACTCATGAGAATAATGGGCAAGAGAGTGAGGATACACTTACCTTATTAAGTAAGTATGTTGATGAAGTTGAAACATCCATAGACAAATCTAAAGTCAAAAAGATTTTAGAGAATGTTTATAGGGAGGCATGTGAGGTGACATAATGCACTTAATTGCCGTTGCTGGTAAAGAAGACAGTGGAGCATATGCTGTTAACGATAGGTTCGGCCAAAAGGTGTTGTATCTCTTTATAGAAGAGGATGATGCTGATCGATATGCTATGATGTTGGAAGAAAGAGGTTATCCTGAAATGAGTATCATTGAAGTGGATGATCGTTCTGCCGTTAACATTTGTGAACATAATGGATATCGTTATTCCATTATTACTAAAGATGATATTGTAATTCCCCCTGATGATGTTGAAGGTGATTTAAATGATTTGCTTCCAAAAGGTTAGATGGAAGAACTTTTTAAGTACTGGTAATCAGTTTACTGAAGTTAATCTAACTGAACATGACACGAATATTATTGTTGGTACAAATGGTGCTGGTAAATCCACCATTCTTGATGCCTTGTGTTTTTCTTTATTCAATAAACCATTTCGGAAGATTACTAAATCTCAATTAGTTAATACTACTAATGAAAGGGATGGTATGGTTGAGGTTGAATTTACTTTTAAAGGTAAAAGTTATAAGATAGTTAGAGGATTGAAACCAAATAAATTTGAGATATGGATTGATGGTAAGATGCAAGATCAGTTTGCAAATGCGGCTGAGCAACAAAAGTATTTTGAGCAAAGTATTCTTAGGTTAAACTATAAGTCATTTACTCAGATTGTAATATTAGGTAGCAGTACATTTGTTCCATTTATGCAGTTGACTGCTGTTAATAGAAGAGAGGTAATTGAAGACTTATTAGATATTAAAATCTTCTCTGCTATGAGTGAAGTTGTAAAGGCAAAACTTCGTTCTAGGAAAGAAGAAGTAAGAACACTTGAATTGAAAAAAGATAGTCTTCTTGATAAGGTTGAGATGCAGAAGAATTTTATAAAGACTATTGAGGAGACTGGGCATGAAGATATCAAGAAGAAACAAAATCAGATTGGGAAGATTGCAAAGGAAGCTAAAGGACATATTGATAAGAATGAGGAGCTTTCCAAAGAACTTGAAACCCTTGATAGTAAACTTTTAAATCTAACTGATGTTACGAAATCCTTACGTACACTGTCTGACTTACGTGGTAAGATTAAGCAAAAATCTAGTGCTGTTGGTAGCGAATATAACTTTTTTAATGATAATGTAACATGCCCTACATGTACACAACCTATAGAAGATTCATTCCGTGTAAATAAAATTGCGGATCTCAATAATTCTATAAACAAACTCCAAACAGGTCTCTCAGAATTAGAGTCCAAAATAAAAGAAGAGGAGTTAAGAGAGGTTCGCTTTAACCAAATATCA